TATCTGCCGAAGTTAGGACTTAAGAGAGCAGCTATACATATACTGCTACAAGAAGAGGGAGTATGCACAACCGCTGAAGCTATCCAAGCAGTTAGAAGTTTAGATACGGAGTCTGATTCCTTAATTATAGAATCCGTGTTTGCAAATACGTGCTGGTATTGGGGAGAATACTTCACTATCTTCAATAAGAAGAATTTGATGGATCTATTAGTAGGTCTCTCTAGAGTGACAAACCTAACGGTAGATGAGCACTACAGAGCAGATGCTATGTTTTCAGCTGTTATAGGTAGGGCTGTGCCAACTGGAGCACACTCATGTGTAGCAACAGTGTGGACTGAACCGCTGAGGAGCTGTTATAATAAACGGGTCCCATTTGGTACACTTAATTTTCAAAATATTACAGACTATGGATATGATATTAGGGATAATTATATCTTAATGAACACTATAGTGGCACCTTCTTGTATTACATTAATAGCGGGTCTAGCAGGTTCTTTAATAGCAGGAACTCCTTATGGTTCCATTTATAATATTAGTCCAGGCGTAAAGAAAAGGAACGTGCGCAGAGTGATGCAGGCTTTAAACTATAATGATCTATGGGCACTAGGTGTACTATCTAGGTTTCAAGGTTACAATGTGAACTACCAGCACCCAACTCGAAATGGAAGACATACGATATATGCGGCTAACGATGTTAGTGTCGCCATGCCTCCAGTTACACCTAAAGATTTAGAAGAACCTAAATCGTATACACTAGAAAGTATAGTCGCACGAGATTATACTTTCGGCACAAGTACAGAATTTTGCTTACGTACTAAGACAACAGTATATTGGTCGCGGGATATCCCGTCGGCACAACTAGAACCTAATTGGAATGCGCCTAGTGGAGGGCATGTGTTAGCATTACAGTCAGGGATAACTGAAATAAGAGTAGCAACGGATGCGGGACAACAATATACCGTAGCTTTAGCTGCTGTGTATGATTTTGAAACGGCGGATTTTCGCGTGGAACACCTGCACGCAGGCGTACCGTTGCCCACAACCCAAGGAGTATTACCATTAATCGAATCACAAGAAGACAAACCACCGGATCCACCAGAGGTGCGACCTGTGGAAACGGAAGCGGGGCCTCAGGTTTAAAGCTATTAAATAATAAGCGTATGGCTGTGCCTATGTACTGTTTATCTAATGGCGATATTCTGAACGAAACTAGTTTCAGTGAAGCTAATTTTTTACTATATGACATACTTAATGGAGTTAATCTTAATGGTGTTGTACACATGCATATCCGAGGCAGGGCCGTTCCAGTATTAGCTTATTATCTGCCAGATCATGATTTTACTGTACTTTATATACATAATTCTTTACCTTTAAAGCATATGCCTAAAAGTGTATTGCTTAGGTTGTCTCGGCTACAATACGGCCCAGATCTTTTCCCTTACGGCCTTATAGACGATGTTGATGTATTAAGGCACGCTTTCTTTATTACTCGGAGTAGTATTAAACAGTATAAAGGTTCTCTGGAGAACTATCCTACGATACACTCATGGATGACCGGTACTAGTGAACCTCCTATCACTAAGATCTCTTCTTTACATTTACGACACTTGACTATTAAAGAGCTCAGAAAGCTTGGAGTCAGCTGGTTTGACCATAGAGCTCGGTTTATGTACCCATGTTTAGAGCATCTAGCTTCATTGGGAATGCATGAATCAATGTTTATAGGGTTTATAGTTTGGGCAAAGTCACTGCCTGACATAGCTTGGCAATACATATCTTGTTCCGGTATCTGGCAGTGGAAATTCGATAGTCTTGATGACTTCATTAAAAAGATTAAAAATAAGTTCACATTACGACTCAAGGCACTACAGAACTTGGTGCCATTAGATCTTAAACCTTTCTTTGAAATGGAAGTTTTGGCTAACAGAGGTTTAGGTAGTGTTGACTGGCATAGTGAGAAAGAGAACCGAACACGACCTAACTTAGCTAACTTTGATGCCGAGGCTATTTTCCAAGAAGCCGGTAGTCTGTTTACACGGATTAAGAATTTAGGTGGACAAGTGGATAATCTTAAATGGTC